CAAAAAGGTTTAAAAAATAAATACAACTCAAGCGATACTGCAAAAAGTGAAGCAATGTTGTGTTTTGCTGAAATGACTATTGAGGAATTAGAATCAAGTATTTCAATGGCAAAAAAGTTTAAGAAGGAGATTTCTTAATGAATACTGATATTCAAAAAAACAAACATTCCAATAGAGGAAAATCAACTTGGAGCAGATCAATGAGATCTGCTCCTACTTCAAAAAAATTTGCAGACAAACTCGGTACACCTGGAGCCAGGAAAATTGCAAAACAATATCTCCAGGAATCATCTAGGAGGCACTTCTAATGAGTCTAGATATAAATAAATTTTCAGAGGATTTTTGGATCTTTAATTTTAGATCCGAAGTTCTTGGCAAAGATGTTCAATGGACATGGAATAAAGCAGTAAGACATCAAGCTCTTAACCATGAAACCTGGATCCCTAAAAGAACAGATGCTATTTTTCTTGATATTGATTTTTATTTTGCTGGAAAAGATATGCCTAATGAAGATGGCAAAACATTCAAAGCAGAATTTTATGAATGGCTTGATCAAGAGATCCAAACAACTAAAGATTCTATTAACAAAAGAGCTCGTAATAAAAGAGCTCTTGCAAAACAGGAGAAATAAATGAGAACTAGAACTACTGATAAAAAATTTAATGGCTTATGCTGGATCACTAGACACATTAAAGATGATCCTACTCAGCCAACTTTTACAACTTATTTTGCCAAGATCCCAAATGGCAAATCTCATAAACTTACAAAAATTGGATCTGATTCAGACCAGGTTTCTCTTTCTGTAATGAGAGAAAGAGCAAAAGATCTGATAGAAAAAACTTTAAACAGAGGATCTGCAACTCAAACTCTTAATCAATTTTTTGATGAAATTTTTATTCCTGATAGAGAAAATCAGGAATGCGACACAATACAAATGAAAAATAATTGGGATAGAGATATTAGAAATTCTTTAGGATCTTCAAAAATGATAGATCTTGAAACTGTAGATATTTATAAATTATTTATGAAAGTTTCTAAGAGATCTAAAAGTGTTGGCAATAAGGTTCTGCAACTTATCAAGGCTAGTTATAACCTGGCTATTGAAGTTGGGATCTTAAAATACAATCCAGGTCATTCAATAAAGAAAAACTCTGAAACAGATCGAGTAATGTTTTTTACTCCAGAGCAAAAAGATAGATTTATGAAGGCTTTATTTTCCTTTGGATCTGAATACAAATATTCAACAGCTATGATTTATGTTTTATATTTATCTGGAGCAAGGGTTGGAGAACTTGCCAGAGCAAAATGGACAGATCTGCATGGAAATAAAATTCTTTTGGAAGATCATAAAACTGCTAAAAAAACAGGAAAGCCAAGAGTTATTTATTTAAGCAATGAGGCAATGAAGATAATTAATAACATGCCTAGATCTAATGAAACTATTTTTAAGATCAAGGATCCTAATACTTGCTGGAAACAAATAAGAGTGATGGCAGATCTTAAAGAATTTCACTTGCACGATTTGAGGCACAACTTTTGTAGCCAGGCAGTCAATAATGGAATTGATATGATCAGAGTTGGTCAATTAGCTGGGCATAAATCAGTTAAGACTATGGAAAAATATCAACATATTTTTGATCAGACTTCTGAAAACGACATCAAGCAAATAGGAAATCTCCTTAGCTAAATTATTTTGGTAGATCCTTGCCCTGAGGATCTACCTTATAAACTTTCTCCAAATGCAACTCCAGGTAATGAATTGCTTTTCTTAGATCTTCAATCTGCTTAGATCTATCTCCTTTTTTTCTAGAAATATATTTAATAACATTTGCCAGGCAAAAAGGGATCTCATTTTCTGTAATGAAATCTATTGGCTCAATTTTTAATTTGTAATGAGATCCGCCAACTTGTTTATCACTAGCTAAATCTTCATCAATTATTGAATGAGCTTGTTTCATTTTTTTTTCAATATCCATCTTTACTCCAAGATCTTATCTTTTAGATTTAATAATAAGTTTTTATTTTAATCTTTTATTTAAAGATCAAACAAAAAACTTTTAGATCTAATTGTACTCCCTATGTTTACTTTTAATGGAGTTATCCCTCATAATGACTCTTTAACAAAATTAATAGATGGAAAAAAATATGGAAGATCTCAAATGTGTTGATACTAGACAAGCCTCAGAAATTTTAGGAGTTAGCTTTAACACTTTAAATACCTGGAGATCTAAAAGCACAAAAGCAAAACCTAAAGGCCCTCAATGGGTAATGATAGAAACTGCGGTCAGATACAGAATTTCAGATCTGGATAAATATCTGAAAGAAAGAACACGAGGAGAGTAATTATAATTTTTTCATGGAGAAAACACATTGCCTTCTAAACATTCAATATTGGGCCCATCAGGACATTCTCGCTGGAGTAAATGTCCAGCATCCCCTAAAAAATCTGCTGAACATCCTGGGCAAACATCCAGGGCCGCTGTGGAGGGAACTATAGTGCACAACATTTCTGAAATGATTTTAAAGGGCAAATTTAAAGATATAGATCCAAAAAAATATTGGATAGGTCAAGAGATCCAATTAGAGGGAGAAACAATAACTGTATCTCCAACAAATTATGAAAGTGCTGTTTTTTATGTTGATTATGTAAAAAGAAGAACAGAAGAATTAGAGGGAACTTTGTTGATTGAGGAACAAGTTGAACTCACAGAAATTCATGAGGCAGTTTGGGGAACATCAGATGCAATCATTATAGGAAAAGATCGTATTGCAGTAATAGATTATAAAAATGGTAGATGGAATGTTGAAGCTGAGGGAAATTCACAGCTCAAGATTTATGGCTTAGGAGCCTTATCAAGATATGGTAATGATCCAGAAACCATTGTTGAACTTACAATAGTTCAGCCGAATTCCCCAGGCAATAAACCTAAAATTAAAACAGTAGAAACCACAGCAGATAATCTGGTTGATTGGGGGTTCCGAGTTCTAAAGCCACAAGCAGAGGCTTGTTTTGAAGATAATCCAATATTTGTTGCTGGAGAACATTGTAGGTTTTGTAATTACAAGCCCTATTGTGAAAAAAATAAACATTATGAAAAAAAGAGAGGTAACTATGTCAAATAATGTAAAGGATGAAAATCCTAAATTAAGTAAGAGTTGGAATGATCCATGCTTTACAGCAGTACAAGAAGATGGATCTAAAATAGAATGGTTTGAAAGGGATCTAAATCCAGAAACATTAGTTGTTATGGAAAAGCTCCTTATCAATCTTCAACAGAGGAATGATCTTGATGGTAAATACCAACAAGCTGTGATCATTGCTCAATCAATGCAACAGATCATGGATCTTCATGGGCTGTTTTACGAAAAATTGCTAAATCTAAATCCAGGAAAAAAAATTGTGGATAGTGAAAAAGTAATTTTAGAAACTAATGATAAAACTAAAGGAGAATAATTATGTCATTAAAAAATATAAAAAATAAAAGCATACTCAAGGCCCCAAGAATTCTTGCATACGGGCCAGCTGGAATAGGGAAGTCAAGTTTTGGAGCAACACTAGATGCTCCTGTGTTTCTTCTCACAGAAGATGGTTTGGGTACATTACAGGTGGATCATTTCCCCCTGGCTAAATCTTGGGCAGAGATAAAAGAATCTTTGCTTTCATTATTAAAAGAAGATCACAGCTTCAAAACTGTAGTCTTAGATTCAGCCGATTGGCTAGAGCCATTAATCTGGGATCATGTTTGTAAAGAAAATGATTGGGCAGATATATCAAGTGCGGCCTATGGCAAAGGCTATTCAGCGGCCCTTGAGATCTGGAGAGAATATATAGATCTTACTAATTCTCTTAGAGAACAAAAAGGCATGACTATTTTAAACCTGGCTCATGTTTTGATTAGAAGATTTGAGGATCCTGTTACAGAATCTTATGATCGTATGGAAATAAAACTTCATAGAAAAGCGGCCGATTTACTTATTGAAAACTCAGATGCAGTTTTTTATATGGCTTATAAAAAAGGTACTGTGCAGACTGCTGGAAAAGGTGGCACACAAACAAAAGTTCTTAATGGAGATCGTACTATCTTCTGTGAAGAACAAGCGGCCTACTTGGCAAAAAATAGATATCAACTAAAAGCAGAAATGCCTTTCTCCTGGAAAAGTATTTCAGACATGATCAGAGCAAATGCTAAGGCAAATGCAGACGAGTCTAAAGCATCAGAATAGATGGTTGATAACTTAATAGAGCTCTTAAAAAAACAAAGTAAAGAGCTAGACGATTTCAGAGAAAAGAATGGTGGGCTGGACATGGAAAATGAAATGCACACTAACTTTCCTCATGGAACTATGCTTGGTCTTGATGATATTCAAAAACTTCAAGATGAATGCATAGATTGGTTAGAGGATCCAAATACTTATGATCCTGGTTAAGCCAGGATCTAAGTTAGGATTATTTTTAAATTATAAATAAGGAGCAAGATATGGGAATACCATTTGATTTTGACGAGAACGAGATACCTGAGGCAATTAGCTCAGGATCTAGTATGGGTAATTTACCCAATGGGATCTACAACTTAACATTTAACAGAGTTGCAGATGTGAATGATAACGCTAATGAAAATGGAGAGGTATCAGGAAAAAATAGTTGGAAAGCCTTGAAGATATATTTCACTTTGAAATGTACTTCTGGAACTGAAAGACCAATAGTTTTAGATGCAACTTTCCAATCAGATTATGATCCAACAATCACAGGCAAAGATGGAAAAGCTATGAGGGATTGGATGATAGAAAATGGCAAGGCATCTTATAAAGCAATGATGTTTTATACTCAAGCCACAGATCTGAGAGATCCAAAAACTTCTTTGATTGGCAGAGAGCTCTCTTGCCTGGTTGAAAAAGATGATGCTGGTTATCTTAAATTAGTGCCTGGATCTAAAGGGCAAAATTGGGGAGAGCTTCAAGCTCAGGATAAACCTAATGCAGATGAAACTGTAAGTGCCTCTGTAGATAAGGTTCAAGCAGTAAGAAAAGAGGAAACTCTTGTACCTAAGGAAGCTGAGAAAGATAGTTCAGCCAACTTTGATGATCCAATTCCTTTTTAAGATTGGATAAACTTAAATCTCCTTCCTTGTGTGGCTATTGCCTTAAGCCTGGAAGGGGATTTTATGTAACGATAGAGAATAAAATATGGGCATCATGCTCAATGAAACACATGGATAAAATAAAAGAGAGAGTAGAACGAGGAGAAGATATCGGAGTCTGTGCATCACCAAATCCAGAAGGAGTTGAATATGCATTGAAAAAAATTAAAGAAAATTATGTTGCTTATGCAAAAGAAAATGGATCCTGGGAATTACATAAATGGGATCTCAAAGATAAACAATATTTTTTTCAAATCTTCCTCAGCCATTACCTTTCTTATGAAAGTAAATTAGCTAATAGAGGTATGGATGGATATAAATAATATATGGGATGATTTAGGATCTAATGATCATTTAGCCTATAAAGGATCTTCAAGATCTATTTCAGATCTGATTCAGGAAATGAATAATAATGGTTTGGATGTTGTCAGCCTGAACACATCAGGAGAAGTTCAAAGAGTAAGAGTTAAAGCCACAGGGAGCACAAGACCTGATCGAAAAAGTGGAGAGGCTTCTGGATGGTATTTCTTTTATGATAATGGCAATGGTAATTTCTTTTGTAATTATGGTAATTGGCGAACTAATGAAAGTTTTAAATATTCCTCAGTTGATACTCAATATATGTCTGTTCAAGAACAGGCTCTAATTAAAAAAGAATTAGATAAAAGGTATGTAGAGCAAAAACAAAGGAGGGAGGAGAACTATAGAGAAGTTGCCAAGGATGTAGAAGCTAGGTTTCAAAAAACAAATGATCTTAAAGAACATGAATATCTCACATTAAAAGGTGTTAAAAATTATGGTTTTAAAGAGTTAAATAACAATTTAACAATTCCGTTGCATGATACTACCTCTCCAGATTTTCCGATATGTTCTATGCAAACTATTTATAAAGATGGCACAAAAAGATTTGTATCTGGCTCCAGGGTAAAAGGATCTTTTTTTCCGTTAGGATTTTCTATCAATGAAATTTCATCTTTAAAAAAAATAATAATTACCGAGGGTTTAGCCACATCATGTTCTGTCTTTGAAGCTACTGAGCTTCCTGTGGTTTGTTGCTTCTCAGCAAACTTTGGATTGGAATGTTTAACCAATCTTCGCAAATATACGAATGCTGAATTTGTTATAGCCTTTGATAACGATACTCATAATGTTGGGCAAGATCAGGCTAAGAAGATCCAGGCATCTATTAATAATGTTCAAATTAAGATCCCTAATAAACCTGGTTATGATTTTAATGATATTCATAAAGAGATTGGTATTGCTGAGGTAAGAAATCAATTAATGATTTCAGCATTTGATATCAAAGCAATTTCAATCAGGCAGTTTGATTCCAATCCTCCAGAAAGATCCTGGTTAGTTAAAAATTTAATTGAGTCAGGCAAGACAGGATTAATGGCAAGTGCTGGAGGTATAGGAAAAAGTTTTCTTAATTTATCCCTGGCTTTTAATTGTGCCAGGGGAGAAGGATCTTTCCTGGGCAATCCAATAGAGAAGTTTGGAAATGTTGTGCTCCTGGTTGCTGAGGATGATGTTGCTGAGATCCATAGAAGGATCCATATGCTAGATCCAAACAACACCAGGAAGAATGCTATGTATGATGTTTATATTATTAGTGTGCCAGAATTAGGAAAACCATTAACTCTTATTAAAGAA